CTTAGCTTTCTTCCAGGAAAGGTCGTCAGCTATATCATACAATGTTGCTTGTTGCTTATTATCACCTCTTCTTAGTGCTCTACCAATAGACTGGAGAGATCTGATTCTAGACTTAGTAGGTGAAGCAAACACAACATTGTGTAGGTTTCTAATATTTATACCAGTTGAAAACGTACCATATGAGGCCACGATAATTGCATTGTCCTCTTTCTCTGTAATCTTTCTTACAAGCTCTCTATCCTCTACTTCTACTTCTCCAGATACAAAGAAGATATGTCTGTCCTCTTTATTTTGTTTTGTAAGCATTGCGTGGAGTGGTTTACCATGCTTCTCTACAAACTGATAGAGAATGAGGGTGTTACCCTTCAGATGTAAAGACAGTTGAGATATAAAATTGTTCCGAGTCTCGTTTTGGACAAGAAAGTCAATCTCATCATGGTATTCACATCTACTATATTGTTTCTTGTTGGCATCCGTATGCTTCAACACAATTGATTGAATTTTAAAGTCAGCAAGATACTTTTGCTCAATAAGTTCAGCAGTAGTTGTTATTTTCTTAACTACACCAAACAATCCTTCAAGAACTAGCTTATGGGTTTGTGTTCCATCAAGAGTGCCAGTGAATCCTAGTCTGATAGGACACTTGGTCATCTTCTCAAGGATAGATGTTAGTGACTTAGCTTTATACTGGTGAGCTTCATCGCCAATGATAACATCAAACTGCTCATACCACTGTCTTGGCATCTTATAGATTGATTGCCAGGTTGATATTACAATTGGTAGATCTGAATGTTTTTCTCTACCAGACATGATGGTATGAATTTCATTTTCATCACCACCATAGGATACAAAGTCTCCTTTCATCTGCTCAACTAGGGATATAGTTGGTACAATAATCAATACCTTATAGTGCTCTAGGAACCACTTAGTTATCATATAGATGATAAGCGACTTACCAGAGGCAGTTGGTGATACTAATAGTGATCTTTTTGTTCTAATGGCATGAAGGAATGCTTCTAGCTGATATCCTCTTGGCCTGAATGGTAGATTGAGACCCTTAATAAAGCTGACTACTGACTCTTCGTCAATATCAGCAAAACCATCAACATTCTTATCAAAAACAACTTGGTAGTTTCGCGTTTCGCAAAACTTGTTTATATAGGGAATCAATCCAGTATAGATTCTTCTACTCATTGGATTGAATAGATGTATATCGCCTGACCATACTTTGTTGCGATAGGCAGGCATGAAGCGGTAACCAGGAACCTTGAAGGTAAAGTAATCCTTTAGCTCCATTGCAACACTAGCATCACAATCAATTGTCACATACACATCATTAAATTTTGAAATAAGTACAGATTCAGTCATTATTCAATACACTCCAGAATCCATACTCTTGATCTTGATTTAATTTATTCCAAGAGTTCTTGCCTTCTGTCTTATGACCAATATAGCGCTCTCCAGTCTCGAGATCCACTAGCATCCATTTCTCTGGGCATTTTGTATATACTTTTAAAAAGATAGGATTAGGTAGTTCATCCACCTCTTCACCAGTTTGCAGTTTTCTTTTGCTCACTACACACCTATTTTAAACTTCTCCCAGTCAATTGCACTTTTGACCTGGAAGCCTAGATTCATAATAGATTTAATAATTGATTCAAGAGCATCAATCTTCTCTTGCTGGACAGCAATTCTAAGATTCAGTGTAATGATATCTGAATCACTGTCAATATATGTGGGAACGTCTTGTTTTAGAATTTTTTGTAGGAACGGTTCCCACTTCATTTCTTCAAGCGTCTCTTGATCGAGGACACCTGTATAGTATTCCCACTTTAGCCTCTTTAGCTTCTTCATATCTTGTTCAAGTTTTCGAAGCAGTAGACGTTCGTGAGAAAATAGTTTAAAGTACTTGTGATGGAGTTTAGGAATGTTCAATGCAACGTCACCGAGCTCCGTCCGGTCAACTTTGCTATCTTTTTCCCATTCACCAAATATCTCTTCAAGCTTCATAATAAAGTTCCTACCATACCAGTAGGTATATTATACACTATGTGACATGAACAGTAAACAGCAAACATCTGAAACTTACTGTTGCATCAATATATGCAACATCAGTTTCTTGTGATGTAAATTCAATATCACTAAGTACTACCGGGAATAGATCTCTAAATCTAATTTCAACATTTGGTTTGTTAGCAGAGTTAAGAATTAGGAGTGTACCATCTGATGCATAGGTACTATAGAGGTCATTAGGAAATAAAGGGTTTGCACTACCAGAGCTGAATTGTTCTGGTCTACCAATCTCATGCATCCAATCAAAAATTTCTATGTAGTTTGTTAAATCTTCATCAACCTTAAATCTAACAACAAAATCATTGTAAACTACCTTATCTGGATAACGGACAACCTTGAATGGTGTTTGAAGTTCAGCATCCTCTACAGTGATACCAGGTATATTAACTGACACACAATTAAATATTGTGTTAGGTATTTTCTTAATGGCCAGTTGATAGCCTAGTGGTGATAAAAAACTTTTTTGGATTGCCATAGCATTATCCTCGTTATATTATTTATTTATTAAGTATCAGAAGTAGCAAGATTAAACCCTAGGGTTTAATGCAACATTGAACCCTCCAGGCTTAGACGTTATGTAAACATTCATTGTAAGTCTTGGATAAATGGTTTTGTTATGGTAATAATGCATTGTATGTGGTTCATTTTTAATAATTAAAGCTCTATTTGGTTTCCATTCAACTTTATAATCCACTCCCTTATCCATTAATATAGTAGCATCAGATTTAGGAGGGTATAAAAATATTACAATAGAAAATAATTTATCCTTATGGTCCACATGAGGATGATAATAATAATTAGGGTCACATCTAATTAAATCAGGAATGCAACAATATTTGTCGGGAAGTATACCTTGTAAATGATCTTTAACACTCTGTTCAATTGTTTTTGATATCTCAGGATTACTTAACGAAATTAACAAATTTTTTTTTGATGGAAGGTTTTTAGTTGGCTTAACTATCACCCTTCCATTTTCATTACAATCAACAAAATTAAAACTTGGGTGATCGCGTAGCTCTACTAATAGATCAAATGTTTCTTTTGGTAAAAAGTTATCAACCGTATAATGTGGCCACGGATACGTATGTTTGACTAACACTATATTCCTCGTTTTAAACCTTCATCAAATGATCTACCTAGCCTGGCTAAAGGTATAAGATGCTCTTTATACACCCTTGATTGCTTAAACTTATCAATTACATTTTTTGTTTGAGTTGTTGCTCCTTGAATATCATCACATCTTGCACATGGTAGAATTTGTGTTCTATCCTTATTAATCAATTTCCATCTTATTCTATTAATTTTTGGATCATTCACATACATGTCCATTAATGGTCTTTCATGTACATTGCCAATTTTAATTTGACTCAACCAATCATTACAACACATTTGATAGTTGCCGTCAAAATCAATAAAAATTTGTCTCATTGGATGCCAACATGGAGACTCACTTATTTTTACACTTTTGCCATTGGGTAACTTAACAACATTTGTATAATCAAGATTATCATTTCTTCTATCTTGATTTTTAAAATACCCAGCTCTGTTATTAAAAGCGTGTTTCCAACTCTTACCGTCTTCTTTGTAGGACGGCATGTTGTTAATCTGGTCAATACTATAACCATCTTGCTTGTAGTAATGGTAAACCCTACCTCCACTTGGTAGAGTTACATATTTTTGAACTCTTTCATCATACTCTTGCTTTGACTCATAGCTATTCAATATAAGCTCATCAAGCTTCATACCAACGGAAGAATTCCACCACTCATCAAGTTTGTAACCATTAGTTGTTAATCTAACTTTCCATTTTCTTGGAGCAGCAGTTAACATATCCACAATATCATCAAATTTTTTATGGAGAGTACTTTCCCCTCTTCCAGCAAGTTCTACCCAGCCCCTAAAATCAATTGATAATAGTTCTTTTATTACTATATCAACGGTTTCAAGGGACATCTGTTTGTTGATATTTGGATACACAGGATCTGCATCTAAAGCTCTTGGACAAAAAGAACATTGTCTATTGCAAAGACCTGTTAAATCAAAATCAAGTCTAACTAAATGTTGAAAAAAAGGATGCCTCTTGAATCCATTTTCATCAATTACAACTGGTATTAGATCCATGGATCAATAATTCCCTCACACCAATTTTCACAGGTATCAACAACATAATAGACAGACTTACCTTTAATGACTCTATCTTCTTTAATTACTTTATTGTCAATTAACCTAACAATGTAGCCTGATCTATCATCAAGTTCAAACAATTCTGCAGTTCTTTTATCTCTAACATACTTTGTCATAAAACGAGCATTTTCAATCATGACGACACCTCACAGTTAATTATATCAATATTTATCAAGCAAAAAAAAAGGGCCGCTTTCGCGGCCCTCTCTTTCTATTTTCCGGTTAAGGATTATAGTAGGTTGCTTACTACGACGCGTCTGTAGTATACGTTTGCGTCCTTTGTCATAGCACCAGCACCATATGCAGCACCTTCTGCGAATGGATTTGCTACCATGCCGTAGCGAGTCTTGAAGCCAATCTTTGGCTGGAAGTTATCTTCACCAACTGCACGAACCATCTGTAGTGGAACGTATGGGCAGTAGAAGATACCAGCATCGAATGCGCTTGCACCCTTATAGCCAACTGTCATATAGTTGTCTGTTACGTATGGGTCAATGTAGACCTTGATACGACCGTTTAGAACACCAGCAAATGTGTTGCCTGTATCATCAACGTTTAGAGCATTGCTGTTTAGAGCAGGAGCGTAATCTAGAACACCGGCCATTTGCAATGCAGATGCAACATCTGAAGAGCAAAGGATGATGTTACCCTTGCCGCGACGTGTGTCTTTGGCAATTTGGTTAGCTTCGCGCTCAATCTGGAACAATAGACCCTTGAACTTCTCAACTGACCAACGACCGTTTGCATCGACGTCTAGGTCGAATGTACCGGCTGATGTTGTTGTGTTGGCACCGCGCTTAGCTGTTACGTTAATTGTGCGGATGACTTCACGGTTGATTTCTACAAGAATTTCTGATTGTAGAATGTTTGATAGTTCAGCTTCAGCATCTAGACCATGAATAGCCTTTAGATCCTGTGCTAGTTCCATTGTGTACTCTGCCTTCAATGCACGGCTCTTTGCTTCAACTGAAACTTTTTCAATTGAGAACGCCATGTTGGCAAATGTATTATTGGATTCAGCTGTTGCTGTTGTCATACCACCAACGAAGTTGTAAGTGTTTGACTCAGCATTGTTTGCTGTACCAGGTACTGTACCAACGTGTCTTCCACCTGGTAGGTTAACTGTTGAGTTACCTAGGGCTACTGATGAGAAGGCTGTGTTTGCTTCGTTATAGAATGCTTCAGTTGCTGAGTTTGATTGGTCAACATACTTGCTTCTCATTGCAAAGATCAAGCCTGTTGGACCTGTCATTGGCTGAACGCCGCAAACGTCATAAGCAACTAGGTTTGGCATTGAACGACGAACCAAGCTGATTAGAACTGGATCGTAGTTGGCAACGCCATCACCGAAACCA